TAGCAGAGCTTAAAGCTCAAGCAGATAGTAGCATAAGGTATTGGCAGGAGAAGATAGGTATATCTACTCTTATCATATGTTTCTCTCCAAAAGGGTCAAAATATTTTCGGCATAAAATTTTAGAGGAATATAAAGGTAACAGAAAAGCTACAAAGAAACCGTTAGGTTATCATTTTCTAGTGGAGTATCTTAAAGAAACTTACACTACCTTTACGTTAAATGAGTGTGAAGCTGATGATGCACTAGGTATACTAGCTACTGATGGTAGTTACTCTAGGAATGTTATCGTTAGTATTGATAAAGATATGTTGACGATACCATGTGAATACTTTAACATGGATACTGAGGTGACTGAGACTGTGACTGAAACTCTTGCAGATTATATGCACTTGTATCAGACACTAGTAGGTGACAATACTGACAACTACAAAGGATGTCCTGGTGTTGGCCCTAAGAAAGCAGTAGAGGTACTTAAGAATCCTACTTGGGATAATGTTCTAGCATCTTTTCATAAGGCTGGTCTTACTGAGGAAGATGCCTTAGTACAAGCAAGAGTAGCTAAGATATTACGAGCTGATGACTATAACTTTAAAACTGAAGAGGTAATTCTATGGGAGCCGTCAAGAAATTAATGTATTGTGAAGAGTGTGGACAAGAGGAGGATGATCACATGGCATACTGTAAGCAGCTAGATCAAGATGGGTTGAATGATCAATGGAAAGGTGGTAGTACTAACATACGTCCTAGTTACTACGCTAAATATAAGATTGATCCTTGGACATTTATTATAGAGAATCAATTAGGGATGGACGTAGGTAGTGTAGTTAAATATGTAGTACGACACCGTGATAAGAATGGTGTTGAAGATTTAAACAAAGCAATAAAATGTATTGAGATGATGAAGGAGTTTTATTATAATGAAAAGAGTTAGAGAGTTTCATGAGAAGATGGAGTTAGCCATTGATAAACCTTATAGTAAAGAGCTGATGGAGTTTAGGCTAAAGCTTATCTTTGAAGAGATACAAGAACTAGCAGAAGTAGCTCTTGATCTTGAAACTAATCTAGATGTAGAAGAACGTCATGTAATGATGCAGGATTTACTTAAAGAAATGTGTGACGTTGTGTATGTGATTAAAGGTATGGCAGTATCATTTGGTATGGACTTTGATAAAGCATTTGAATTAGTCCATAAGTCTAACATGAGTAAGCTACCACTAATCAAGGATGCTAATGGTAAAGTCCAGAAGGGCTTGAACTATGAGCCTCCGATACTGGAGGGATTAATTAATTGACTCAACCATCAGTTAGAGCACAAGTAATAACAAGACGTACCTACAATAGACCTACGGAGACAGGTTATGAGACGTGGGAACAGACTGTAGATAGAGTTATAGATCACCAGAACTGGCTGTGGAATAGGGCAGCTGGTACTGAACTAGGCATAGGGCCAGAGTTAAAAGAGTTAAGACAATTAATGTTAGAACGTAAGGTTATGGTATCCGGTAGGACACTATGGTTAGGAGGAACTGACCTCTCTAAGAAGAGAGAAGCTAGTCAGTTTAATTGTGCTCATCTTAAAGTGGAGACTATACACGATGTCGTTGATAGCTTGTGGTTGTTGTTGCAGGGATGCGGAGTTGGTTTTACGCCAGTTGTCGGTACGCTGTCAGGATTTACATCCCCAATCTCAGAAGTTCAAGTTATCCGCTCTAAGAGAACCAAGAAAGGAGGACATGAAGGAAACAAAGAATCTTTCGATGCCGATACCGGGACTTGGACTCTTGTTGTTGGAGACTCCGCTGAAGCATGGGCAAAAAGTATCGGTAAGCTTCTCGCTTACAAAGGGAAAGCTACAAAGTTCATACTCGATCTCACACAACTCAGACCTGCTGGCCTCAGATTGTCTGGTTATGGATGGATCAGCTCAGGAGATGCTCCCCTTGCAAAGGCATTTTCCGCAATCGTTGGGATTTTAAATAAGAAGTCTGGACAATTACTAAGTAAGATGGATATACTTGATGTAATGAACTGGTTAGGAACGGTGCTATCTTCTCGTAGGTCAGCTGAGATAGCTTTGGTTTACCATGATACTCCAGAGTGGGAACAGTTCGCAAGAGCTAAAGATGATCTAACATCTTCTCCCCACCGTTCTCAATCTAATAACAGCGTAGTCTTTTGGAAGGAGCCTACTGATGCACAACTGGGACAGGTCTTTGAGATTATTAAAGAAAGCGGAGGTTCAGAACCAGGAATTATCAATGGGAAAGAAGCAAGAAGAAGAGCACCTTGGTTTTCAGGAGTCAACCCATGTGCAGAAATCCTCCTTGGAAATAAAGCTTTCTGTAATCTTACCGAGGTCGATGTTGGAAAGTTCAGGGACGATAACGGAGGACTCGATAGGGCTATCTATGTTACAGCTAGGGCGAACTATAGGCAAACATTGGTCAACCTTGATGATGGAATCTTACAAAGAACATGGCATGAGAACAACGAATATCTCAGACTGTGCGGAGTTGGGCTTACGGGGATCACAACACGAGAAGACCTCAATGAATACGATTATAAGAGATTTAAAAACATAGCAGTACACGGGGCTTACTCAATGGCAGACGAGTTAGGTACTCAACGTCCTAAGAATGTCACTACTATTAAACCTAGTGGTACATTGAGTAAGATTATGGATACTACTGAAGGATGCCATAAACCTATCGGTAAGTATATCTTTAACAATGTTAACTTTTCTGTTAATGATCCTATGTTACCTAAGCTGAGAGAAGCAGGGTATCATGTGGTTACTAATCCTATTGATGAACATAATGTTATTGTTACTTTTCCTGTAGCTTGGGAGAACATTAGGTTTTCTAAAGAGGGAGATAAATATGTTAATGACGAGACGGCTATTGAACAGTTGGAACGCTACAAGTTACTCATGGATTCTTACGTTGAACAGAACTGCTCGATTTCAGTTTATTATAAAGAGGATGAAATCCCTGCTATTAGAAATTGGCTTAAGGATAATTGGTCTAGCTACGTTGGTGTTAGCTTTCTTCCCATTACTAATACCGTCTATTCGTACCTACCGCAAGAAGTTGTAACAGAAGAAGCATACAATGAGTACGTCTCACAGTTAACTGAAGTAGATTTTAGTTCTACTGATAGTTCACATGAGATAGAAAATGATGAGTGTGTTACTGGTGTGTGTCCTACTAAATAATTATGAAATGATTATACATAAATATCAAGTCTTTAGGAGAGCCTTACATGGATTTTGAGAATGATATAGTTATTACCAATGGTCTAATTAGAATTTTAGAAGATAGATTTGGGTCTCATTTAGTTTACTCTTGTGATACTTGGGATGAAACTTGTGAACTTAAAGGTCAACTTAAAATTTTACATTGGTTAAAAGATAAACAGGAAGAATTAAGAGAAGCACAGTTTAGAAATACAGAACAAATTAATATTAATACAAGTTAGGAGAACATAGTGTTACACCTATTGTCAGTCCTTATGTGTATGGGAGGAGCACCCCCACCCCCTCCCCCACCCCCTCCTCCTCCTCCACCTCCCAGCCCTCCAGCTCCTATAGCAAATTTAAGTGCTAAGAGTCCTACAGAAAAAGCAACTACTAAAGCTAAGACTAGGACATCAAGGAGAGCTACAGGTAAATCGAGGTTCAGGACTCCTGGTGCAGGTGGGCCAACTGGATTGAATATAGGTTAGACTATGTGTGATCCAATTTCCATTGGTATTGGTATTGGTGCAGCAACTGGAGCTATTGGTGCAGCTGCTACTGGTGGTGATGTATTACAAGGAGCATTAATAGGCGGTGCAATGGGTGGAGTCACTGGTGGTATGGGTGGTTTTAGTGGTGGTGGAACTCTCGCTAGTGTAGGACAAAGCTTAGGTGCTACTCCAGGGATATTTATTAATTCATTTGGTCTAAATACAGCAGCTCTAGTAGGTTTTGGGGCTACAAGTTTAGCTGGTTCTGTAGCTATGGGCATGATGGCTCCTAAAACTCCAGACTACTCAGGTTACACTCCTGTTTCTCAGTATGCTCAACAATATAATAGTCAACAAATAGAAACCACAGGTAGTGGTGGTAGACAGGCAGCAGCTTCTTTAGCTGAAGCTGTTCAAAGAAGTAGACAACGTAAACTATCTCAAGAAGACGTGGGTGATCTTAGTATTGACACGTCTGCTTTTGCATCCACAGGACTACAACTAGCATGACACAAGAAACTGCACTAAGTAAAAAATATAGTGACCTTGCTGTATTTAGACAGACATTCTTGGAGGAAGCTTGGGATGCAGCTGAGTTAACTTTACCTTTTATTCTTCCTAGAAATGCTACATACAATCAGACATTACCTACTCCATACCAAGGGGTAGGAGCAAGGGGCATAAATAATTTAACAGCAAAATTATTATTGACTTTGTTCCCACCAAATTCTCCATTCTTTAAGTTTCAAATAGATGACTTCACGTTAGAAGAGTTACAAC